GTAAAACTCTTACTAACCATAAAGGCTAACTACAAGGCTTTTCGTATCTAACACCCCAAAAGCTTAATAAGGTGAAATAAAATATTATAAATAAAATTAACGAGCATAATTGTCAGGATAAATACTATAATTTGCCGTTGAAGCTGGAACAGCTGTAACACCAGCATAAGAAATCAAAGGTTGACCAATCTGGCATCCTGCACGAAAATCATCACCAACAGCCATAAATATACGCGCAACAATATGATAATCATTAGTCAATCGCGCATAATTTATAACAATACTACCAGGATTCATCAAATCTACAGTACGTGTCAACGTTCGTGATGGACCAACATTAAAAGCGGGATTAACAGTACTATCAGTGCCGGCACTTGCTATTAAACAAACACGATTTTTATTCAAATAAGGTATCTCAAACTCACATTGCGGAGCTATTCTAGAAGCAACATCCCTAGGACCATGATGTGTAGTATTATATGTTGTCTGATAAGCCCCGAAATTTTGACCCGGACCTAATGACTCATCATTGGTTCCCATAGCTTGTCTCTGCGTCGTGCTTATAGCGGCCTCAACACGATCAGGTATAAAGTCAACACTGATAGCTGGCATATCGACATTAAGTTCGTTCTCAGAAAAAACTTCAAATAAAATCTTAAAACGTAGTGAGCCACGATAAAATCGATATAAAGCTAAATACCAATTAAATATATTATTGGCATTATAAATAACAGCTCCAGCCGATGTAAAGAAAGGTATCAATAACTCAGCAACATTGTATGTTACAACATGTGAATAAAATCGAGTAAAATCAGTACCAAAGCCAGTAACCTGCGTAATATCAGATCTAACATGACAATATCTTTTAAGAATATCACGTATACTCTTATAACTCTCAGACAAACAATTAAGATCTGTCTTCATTATCGTTTGACCTAAATGCGATAAATCAGTTCCAGGATTTGGATCGATACCCTGAGAATATGGTAACCATGGGGTATTGGCACGGCTAATAAAATTAAGTCGAAAATCCTTACCTCCAGCAACAAAAACATTAACAGCATAAGCTGTCGGTAGACCCGCTGGTACAGCCAGAGGATTCAATACATATAAAGCTATTTGTCCAATACAACAGTCATATGCAAAACTATCATCATAATTATTAGCAAAGCCTGATGTGCCATTTTGTACAAACTGATTACGCATGACCCTTTTCCATGGTGTATCCGCTACATAAGGTACCTCAACCTCAAATGACTTATTATCACCATTAACTTCAAAGGTATATCCCAAACCAGATGTTGGCTCTATACCAGCGGTAATTGTCTCAGGACAAGCTGTACCATAAATAATAGCACACCATACTTTCATAGTAACAAAATTATTAGTAATGAAATCAAATCGATATTTCATTGAACCGCCCCAAAAATTAAAAGGCATACTAACATATGAAATTAATGGGATAGGTGTAATAGATGATGGAGGAAACCACGCTGTTGGAGCAGCCTCAGAAAGTCTTGGTACACCTGTCAGGGGTGTAGGAGGGATATAAGGTGTTATAGGTAACCATTCTATGACCGCACCAGGTGCTAAAGATGTATTAATAGATGTGGAATACCAATAAGTATATTTTCCACATAAATAATTTATATCCATCTCATCATATGTTGTACCGAAATCTTTAGGTGTAGCGGTAGAAACTGTACCTGGATACAAACACATACGCTGTAAAGGTTCTATATTAACAGCATGTGACATATACCCAATAGCACGACGAACCAAGTGTTCTGGAGCAATAGTATATGCAGGTTTATCCATGGTACTAACCTTAAGATCAGCATTCAAGTCAAAAGTATCACCAGTAATATTTGTAGGTAGCGTTTGGCTAGCTACTTTCTCCCAATTAGTAACATTATTCGTAATGTATGAATGCGTACCACCTTGAGATGTTGCTGATGAAACTTGAGGTATACATAATTCAACATCTTCTAAATGCAGAAATACTGTAGCATAAATTGTAGTAGGAGCTCCCGTACCAACAGACAAAGAATTTAAAACTTTCAATACAAATCTATGTGAAGTATCACTAAAATAAGTAGAGTTAGCTTGATGAGTATATCTATTCGCAACACGTGTACCATAATCAGTGATATTCATCCATTCATATGGCATCACCCAAGGGGCAGTCAAAACCGCACTATCATTACTAGAAGCATCTAAGAAAACATGATCAAAACCAGTATAGCCACTAATGTTTTTATTATTATCATCAAAAAATGTACCTATATTATAAGGTAAAATGTATGCTAAGAGCCTGCCTGCGGCAAACTTATTTCCGTTGATCTGTATACGAAAGACTGGTCTATACTTCATAAAAGTAAATGCTGACATAACAGGTCTCCAAACAGCAACAGTGCTTAAAACCTGTGGTAAATCAAATGTTTTCAAAACATCACCAGTCAACTGAGTCGTAGTAAAAGCATAAGTACCCAAACGCTGTGGCTTACCAAAAATACGCTGTATACTCCATGCACCAAACATCAAATCTTCAGACTGTCGTGGACTGATAGTTCTATCAACTTCAACAGCTGGAGTTTGCTCGATGAATGTAACAGCACCAGCATAATTAGTCTCTTCTTTAACATTTGTATCACCAGTTTCACCAGCTGTCGTACCTGGAACACCAACTTTCTCCAAACCTTGAGCTATAGGAAGGTGGTCATTAATAAACTCCTTAAAGGTTATACGATTACCCTGTGGTGTTAACAAATCAACATCAAAAACGAACCTCAATAAATTAAACATGTCATCAAGAAGAGCATCACCTCGTACGTTGTCACAAACATAAATCCAAGCATCACATAAATCATCCCTACGATGAGTAATGTTCTCGCAATTGTTAATCATATCAAAAATACGAACAAAAAGTTCGGGTTTATAAAAACAATCACGTTTAATATACTCATAACTAACACGCGGCCAGTCGAAATTCTCTGTAGGAACCAAAAGACGATATCCTTCAGGAATATGTAATGGTGTTATATCCACATCATTAATAATATCATCCCTTTGCCCTTCGGCTTTAGTTGATATATTAAGCCGGCTAAGCCATGATTTACGTGGTTTAGTAGGTGCAGACTCAACCTCAACCTCTTGAATTGTTTCAAGAACCTTAGTAGTGGCCTCAATGGCAGGGATGTCTTCAGTTGCTATAGGATTACGATCAGTCATAAAACACATATCTAAATAGTCCCATGTCAATAAATGTGGAACATTATTATATTTTCTACCAGCATCAATTAGGGCAGTTTGTAATTTAGATCGTTCCATCTCAAAGCGATCAACTCCATAATGGTACCACATCATCAAAGCCATATTGGCATTAACAACTGTAGCAGCATAGTCATCATCACTATCCCTGATCCAATTAACCATTTCATTAAGGGTGGTTTCATCCATAATGGCATGATAGATCATACCTTCACGTCGAAAGGAATTCTTTAAGAATACACAATCTTCTATTGGCTTAAATGGAACAATATTACCAGCCTTATCAGCCATAGTAAACTTAATACCATAAAGATCCAATAAATGGTCTGATATAGTCTTAAAATTATACCAATCTATAACCTCACGTTTGATGGAGACTATAGAATCATCCCCATATGCAACAACACAAACTGCATTATAAAAAGATTTCATATTACGTAGTTCCAATGGTGCCAATCCCAACCAAGCCAATTTATAATATCTATCACAAGCATTGGTATTAATTATAGTAGTGCAATTACAACCAGATGGATTACCACAATGTACACAATAAGCAACATTCATACATTGTGTAGGTGTATGCACCAATTCGTTCCACAAAACCTCACGAACGCGGCTACAGACATCATGATCAACTTCATATCTATAATAATGGTTAATAGAATCTATTTCAATTTCCATCAGATCATTGAGCATATTCCCATCCATAGCAGTATGATCTCCATCACCGCCAATGTCGGAATTACTAGCCAACTTATGCATTAAATCAGTCCAATCCAAACTATACGGATTAATACCAACAGCAGAATGCATCTTAAGCCGACTATTATAAACTGCAATAATATAATCAAGAAAATACATACGGAAAACAATTTGATAATCTAATGGTGGAGTGATAATCATACGAACCTTTTTCCCAGGTTTGCGTCTTTCATCTTTAGGTATATCCATCCACATTGAATTATATGACAAACCATTCTTAGCCATACTAATACGTGTATCAATAGCAGTTCGTAAATGCAAATCAGAAACAGTATAATTGCCGTCATCGTCTTTAGTGAAGAATGCAGCTTTACCCTTGCCTGATTTCATCTTTTTATAAGGTAATCCTGGTGATGTAGACATATTCATTCGTTCACAATATGGATATTTAACATCACCATTAATAGCAACAAATTCAGTAACAACACCAAGCTTAAAAGAATCAAGGGCTTCAACATTATCACATGCATCCTTATAAAGTGCTCTACGGAAATCAGGATTGATAGGCTGCGTAGTATGGAAAAACCGTGAGATAACCTCAGGGAAATCTTTCTTATCCATGCTAACAGGAGCTGTACATACTGGTGTTATAACATTCTGTATACAAGATGGCTTTATCTCAGTTTTAGTAACAGGATAAACAGCACCTTGAGCCGGAACACTGCCATAATAAGTATAATTGCCTTCAGGTAATATTATTGCAGGCTTATCATCACATGTGACTGGGCGAGACTGTGGCTGTACACGTGGCTCAAATTTAGCTAAATTACCACTTGTAACAAGTTCACAATATCCATGATGTCGGTTCCTATCGCCAGCAACATGAATACCTAGCAGCTTACCACGAACCTTGCTATTGTACAAAACAATAACAGCCCCACAGTCACCACTGGTCGTAATAGCATCATATTGGAAGCCCTTATACAATGTATATGGTTCAGCAACACCAGAAACAACATACTTCTGAAGAGTAATTGGGTTGACGTTAATCAATTGCCTCTCAAACTCACCATCAGTAAACTTATTAATTGATGCCTCACACCAATTTGGTATAGCTGTCAACTCAGAATCAGAAATAAAATGGTGTCTGATATCCTTAAATGCACGGACCTGGAGTGTGCAATTATAAATTGCAGTATCTTTCAAGCTACCATCCTTAGCAGATAAGCGCTCCAACCGACAAGCCTCAAACATTTGCTCAAATACAGCTTGATCAGTTGTGATTACCATCCTAGAATTAGCCTCAACAACTAGACCATCACTAGCAACAAATAAGTGATATGGGAACATGATATAACGTCCACCTATAAAAAGACCACTCATCTGATTCATTTTCTGTGTTCGTCTATCGTAAATTTGACATACACATTGCCGACCGCGTATCACGTCTAAAACAAGAGATTCTGCTGTGGCATCTGTTGTGCCTTCTGAATAAGCAGGTCGCTTGATACGTCTATACTTCATGGTGCGTTGATCACCAGATGGAATTGACTCAGCAGCTGTATTGACAAATATGGATGAATAAAGTGAAATCATACCAAGTGCTGCGGTTGTAATACCAGCAACAACACCACATAATTTCAGAACACTAGAAACTTTAGGATGGTTTTGCAAATAATTACGCACAACATCATATGTACCCGTTATACTTAAACGTGCCTGTAATTGCATATCATTAAGTGTATCTGTTATCAACCCCTGTGCGTCTGCAAAACTATCAATATTATATGCAGCACTCAAACTATGATTAAACTCATCAGACTCTGAAACCATCATAGACACAATTTGAGCTTCATTAGCAACATGAGCATCATAACGCGTCTTAAGTAAACGCAAAAATGCTATGAGATCTCCTATAAATACAGGAGGAGTATTCTCCTCAATAGGATTCATCTCATAAAATTCAAGATGTTTAAAAACAGGTGAGTACATAACTTTAGTGCCATTCATATAATCGGGCCTAACGCGTGCCTCTACAAGCATGTGTCGACGACGCCAATAGGCCTCAACTGTTAACACCTTGACACTTGGTCTAGGATATGGATTATTTGTACAGCGAATATGCATTTTAGAGTGATATGGGGTACCTTTAACACCGATAGATTTATCATCGACTGATGCCATTGGTGGCTGATATGGCGCATTTGTAACAATTGAAAACAACTGCAAAGCATTCTTATATTCAGCATCCTGGTCAGCATCATCTTCAGCAGTAACAGCATGTAAGGGTGAATAACCACTCCAAAATTCGTCAGGATCTGTAGGTATAACATATCTAACCCTATCAGCGGGTGTATCGGGAAACATATATTTAGCAACAGCAGCAGATAATGTAGACTTACCGATCTGACTGCGGCCAAAAATGGTCAAACTAAAAGGACATTCACGAATAACACCACATCTATCAATAGATTTAAAAGAATCATACAGCTTGTCAAATTTACGTAATTGCTCACGCAATAATGAAAACTCACCAGATACATCCCTAATGAAGGGAGCCATATCAACAACTAAGTCATGTGCTTTCGCATGTAGTTCTAATAACTCCTTACTTAATGCCTTATTAAAATATATGCGATCTATATCATACATAAGAAAAGCATCTATACGTTTCAGAACATCGGCATACTGGGTTGTAAGCTTAACATAGAACACATGCTCAGGAATATATTGACTTGCCCAAGCCTTAACGGCCTCAGGTAACATAGATATCATAGAATGAATAACCGTAATCATGTTCTTAGAGAAAGGAACAGTAATATTTACTGTTTTCATATACTCCAACATTTTATTCACACCAACTTTATCTGGTACTCCTTGTAAAGCTATAGCGCCGGAAAAAACAACCAATATAGTTTGTAAAAGATCGTCAAATCCTTGAGCAACGGCTGTAATCAAACCAGACAAATATGTCGAAAACAAATTAAATGCCATAGAAACACAATTAGGAATAAACAAACGTAATATCCTAGAACAATATGTTGTCCATCTAAAGACAGAAACTTGTTTTAAGTCAGGTAAATCAGACATGAAGTCAACAAAAATTTCTATCATAGACATCATCATTTCTGATGTTATACCATCCGCCAAAACTGAAGTACGTTTCAAAAATGAATCAATAAAAGCTGTCATCGAGTCACCAAGGCGTGCCATCTTATCAGCACAAATAGACATACTATTAGAAGCATCAGCAACTGATTCAACCGTCCTATGTATCTGATGTGGAACATCTAAAGTAGACTTAATACTACGTCGCATCAAACCAATATATCCATAATCTTCTACACTACCTTGCGCTTGAGGGTCAAAATAACGATCAAGAGCAACATGCAAGGGAAGGTAATTAGCAACATAATCAAACAAATCTGGGAAAAAGTTAAAACTTACACACCCTATAGATGCTAAAGCATAATCAAAATAATAATTAATCACACCACAAAGCGTGGGAGATGCTATAAGCATATCCTTATCTTGTGTCGTAGATAAAACTTCTAAAAACTCAACATATTCGGTGGTACTTATATTACCATAGATTGGTTTACATCTAGGGACATCATCACCG